GCTGACTGGATCCGTGGCCAGTCTGAACGCGAGCTTTACCGGATCAACCCCGAGCATGGAACCATGGTCAGCACAGGAGGTTGGCAAGTGGTTTTTGTGGCTACTGATAGGCCGCACGAGTTCAGCGCCTGGCCTTCTGTCACGGGTTACACCGCGCTCCGCTTTGCTAAAGAGGCGACCAAGTGACCTATCGGAATCAGTGGTTTGATGGCCGCAACGCTCGCCGCCAGTTGCCGCTTGAGTGCATTGCAGATTGCAGCGCTCAGGGCTCGGTCGATGATGCCGTTGCCTTCTGGTTGGATCGCCTGAGCTTTGACGGTCCCGCCTGGTTGTTTCGTGGGTATCTCCGGGAGTTTGGTTGCTGGGACGCTTCTCAGCTGTGCGACCACCAAGAGAACCGAGCCCGCGTGCTTTGGACATGGGCCTGCAACTGCGCAGAGGAACCCGGCGCCTACGACTTCCTGTATCTGGGGATTTGACAGCAGGCCGCTTGCGTCTGTATTGTTTCACAAGACAACCTCACCCGCGCTAACTGGCGCGATCGCATCATGGCTCAGACTTTCCAGTGGACCGGCTCCTACGTCTCAGGCTCTACAGCTTGTGCAGTGGTGCGCTACGCCGGACCGACCAACACTCGCGGCAGTCGCTGGCTCGCTTCCATCAAACGCGACAGCGAGACAACGTGGCGCGCTTCGGCCACCTTTGACGAGGGACCGATCACCGCAGCGCTTCGGGCAGCAACCAAGGGCGGCGTTGAGTGGTCTTGCGTCACCTGCCACAGCATCGACGCAGATACCTACGCCATCGGCTTCTAACTGGCGCAACTGCTCACCTAGTCGCCCGGCCTAGTTGCCGGGCTTTTGTTTGCGGCGTTCGCTTCGCTCACTTGCAAACGATTGAGGCCGCAAAGGTTAGCATGGGTTCACAACAGTTAGTGACTGGAACCGTGAGCGATTCGGAAGGGCAAGAGGTAAAGAAGGCCCGACCTTACGGGAAGCGGAACCCTGACGCGGTAATTGAGGAGCGTAGGAAGAGGCTCTACAAGCGGCAGTTATCGGGTTTGACTGTCCGCCAACTGGTGCTAGATCACTCTGATCGTGAAAGTATCGCCGAAGCTACAGCTTGGCGCGACTGGGAAGAGGTCAAACAGTGGAATGAGAAGGATTGGGAGCAAGATAGGCAGTCCGTAGTCTCACGTCTCCAGGGCATGAGATTCCGGGCAATCGAGCTGGCGCTACGCAAGGGCCAGATCGGCACAGCGCAGTTGCTCATGCGCGACCTAGGCATGGTTGCTGGGGAGGTTGCACCGGAGGCCGCAGCCGCAGCCGCTCCGACCCTCAATATCTCCATCGACGACAAGCGCAGCCGGGAGTAGTACACCCGAACCACTACCCCAGGTAGCCGTTGCGGCTGGCACGCCTACCCGCTCGCGGTCTGCTCTGTTCTGTGATACACTATGGGAGTTGTACGGGACAACTTCCCAATGCTCAAAACCTCCGCCTGCCTGTTCTTCGCTGGCGCTGCATCCACCGCAGCCCTGCCAATCGCTTGCGGCCTCGCTGCTGCCGGTGCTGTCTGTCTGTGGGCAGATCACCACCGCTAGGCGGAGTAGTACAGCTGTACGTTAGTACACGGATACTCCCAAGTATTTTATAAATCTCTTGGGAGTACACCCGTACTATTCTCAATAGGGGGGAGTGTTGCAAAAATAGTACGTTTGTACGGGGGTGCGGGGAACCTACTGATATATCCGCATTTCTTTCTTCTGTACTACAGGGGGGTAGGGTTGCGATTTCTGTAATACCCTAGAAAGTACCCCTAAAAATACAAATGACGACGGCGGCTGGAACACTCAACCTCCGATATGCCCAAGGCGAAGTATTTAACAGTCGCAAACGCTTCCGGGTGTTAGTAGCGGGTAGACGTTTCGGCAAGAGCTACCTCTCGTGCATCGAATTATTGCGTGGAGCAATCGAAAGACCGGGGGAAACTTTTTTCTACGCGGCCCCTACATACCGGATGGCGAAGGACATCGCTTGGAAGGTGATGAAGAAGCTGGTCCCGAAAGCCTGGATCAAGTCAAAGAACGAGACGGACCTGAAGATCGAGCTAGTAAACGGCTCAACGATCGAGTTGAAGGGCACAGAGAACGCGATGGCCCTGCGGGGTAGAAGCCTCGCTGGCGTCGTCCTCGACGAAGCCGCCTTCATGTCGAGCGAAGTCTGGTTCGAAGTCATCCGCCCCGCCTTGGCCGACAAACAGGGCTGGGCACTCTTCATCTCCACCCCCGACGGCACGGCCAGCTGGTTCTACGAACTCTGGCAATACGCCGACAGCGGCGACGACGACTGGAGCCGGTGGCAATTCACGACAATCGACGGCGACAACGTCCCGCCCGAAGAAATCGAAGCCGCCCGTGGCCAACTCGACGCCCGCACCTTCCGCCAAGAATTCGAGGCCAGCTTCGAGAACCTTTCGGGCCTGGTAGCGGTCAGTTTCGGCGACGAAAACATCAGCACCGAAGCCGAAGACATCAGCGTCCTGCCGGTCCTGCTTGGAGTGGACTTCAACGTCGACCCAATGTCAGGCATCTGCGCCGTCCGCAAGGACGACAACCTCTACGTGTTCGACGAAATCATGCTGACGGGTGGCGCCACCACGTGGGATTTCGCGGAAGAAGTCACCCGCCGTTTCGGCGTGGAGCGCCGCATTATTGCCTGCCCCGACCCCACGGGTGGCGCCCGCAAAACCAGCGGTGTCGGCCTCACGGACCACAACATCTTGCGCCGCAGCGGTTTCAACGTCTCCAGCCCCAAAGCACCCTGGAAAATCCGCGACAAAATCACCTGCGTCAACACCGCCCTCCTCGATGCAACTGGAGCCCGCCGCACCTACATCCACCCGCGCTGCAAAGAGTTAATCAAATCCCTCCGCACACTCACCTACGCACCTGGAACTGGCCTCCCCAACAAGAATTTGGGCGTTGACCACGCATTCGACGCCTTCGGCTACATGTGTCTACAACAATTTAACCTGGCAAAAATCGGCACATTGGGCAAAACTTCCTACCGTATTTATTAAAATGCGTGTAACGCCCGCAAAAAGTAGTTATGCCCGAGCACTACGGCGATAAGAAGAAAAAAGCCAAGAAAAAACTGGGTTTGTACGCCAATATCAACGCCAAACGCAAGCGCATCGAGGCTGGCTCGGGCGAAAAAATGCGCAAGCCCGGCTCTAAAGGCGCCCCCACCGCCAAAGCCTTCAAACAAGCCGCCAAAACCGCCAAAAAACGGAGAAAGTAACCATGGCCAACATTGGAACCGTAGCTGTAGACCGTTTCACCAACACGGTCGAGCACACCGGCAACACCATGAGTGCCGTTGACGACTGGTTCGAGGTCCACGCCCACTGCAGCCAGTACAGTTTTGCTGCAAACGTCACCAGTTCTGCCAACTTCACTATTGCCTTGGAAGCCAATTTCAACGGCAATGGCAGCTGGTTCACAATCGACACCGGCAAAACCATTAATAGCGCCGGCCAATACGTCTACTTTTACGAGGGCAGAGCCGCAACAAAGATTCGGATGCGTATTGCAGCCATTTCTTCTGGAACGGTTACTTTGACCCCACACATCGTTGCTGGTTACCACGGCTAAGCGAAATCCTGCCGTGATTTACGACAACTAAAGAGTTAGACTCCGGTCTATAGACCCTTCCACTGTCTAGTCATGGCCATTCTTCGCGGCGAAGAAGGTTCTGTTCAGTTCGATGCCGCTGGTACTACCAACGCAACCATCGTTGGCACCCGCAGCTGGACGCTGAACATTACCAAAGACACCCTTGATGTCACCGACCACGGCGACACCTTCCGCTCTTTCGTTGGCAGCCTGATCTCCGGCTCCGGCACCGTCGAGCTGGTTTACAACGCCGATGCCACCGGCCAAGCCGGCTTCATCGAGGACGTGCTGACCACCGGCGACACCGCCGACGCCACCTTCGAGCTGTTCACGACCGGCAGCACCTCCGGCTCCGACTCCGTGAGCTTCGCTGGAATCATCACCAGCATGGACATCGCCTCCACCACCGGCGATCTGGTCGTTGCCACCTGCAACTTCGTGACCAGCGGCACCATCACCGGCAACCTTGAATAAGGAACTGCCGGGAGGCTGAAGACATGGGAACCCGCATCTGCCCCGGTGGTTGTATCCACATGGAGGTGGATGCGGAAACTCGCATGACCACAGCCACCTTCACTTTCCTGACCCCCACTGACCCCGGCGACTTTGGAGCGTTAATGACGCGCCTAGCCGCCGGCGTAGAGGTGATGATCGAAGTGGAGGACGAGGACGATGATTGAGCGTCGCGGCGAAGAATTTGCCGGCTACAACAAACCCAAGCGCACCCCGAACCACCCGACCAAATCCCACGCCGTTTTGGCCAAGGAAGGGGACAAAGTGCGGTTAATCCGCTTCGGGCAACAGGGAGTCAGTGGCTCACCGGCACGCAAGGGCGAGAGTGAAGCAGCAAAGAATCGCCGCGAAGCCTTCAAGGCTCGTCACGCCAAAAACATCGCAAAAGGCAAGATGTCAGCCGCTTACTGGGCGGATCGCACCAAGTGGTGACTAAATGACTTACTCCGTCCCCGGCCGCATCCGCACCCATCTCGTCAGCTCCACCTACATGGGCGGATCTGACAACCCCTTCACGCGCACCGCCGCCGTGATGGACCAGATGAAAGGCTGGGAAATCATGAAGGCCGTCACACTTGGGACGGAGTACCTGCGCGAGAACAGCGAAGCCTTTCTCCCACTGGAGCCCCGCGAGGACTACAGCGCCTACCTGGCACGAGTCAACCGCGCCGTCTTCTCGCCTTATACCCAGCGTTTAATCCGCGCCGCCGCCGGTCTAATCCTGCGCAAACCTGTCACGCTGACCGGCGACCCCTACTGGAGCGAAGTTTTCGCCAAAAACGTCGATGGTTGCGGCTCCGACCTGGACGAATACGCCCGCCGCAGCCTGATCTGCGCATTGACCTACGGCCACAGCCACACGCTGGTCGATTTCCCAGCCCCGACTGGCGCCCGCAGCCTCGCTGAAGAACGCGCCCTCAACCGCCGCCCCTACTGGATCGAGGTTGACCCCGCCAACATCTACGGCTGGCGCCTCGACCGCGAGGTCAACTACGGCGACCTAATCCAAATCCGCATCGCCGAGAAAGCCGTCCTCCCCGACGGCGAATTTGGCGAAAAGGTCTACGACCAAGTCCGCGTAATCGAACCCGGCCGCTACCGCATCTACCGCCAGCTGGAGACCAAGAAAGAGCAAGCCGGCGGCTTCCCCTATCCCAACGCTTTCGATGCAACGACCAGCACTTCTGACTTCGAGCTGGTGGAATCCGGCGATTACAGCCTGGGTCAAATTCCGCTGGTCACGCTGTACTCCAACAAGACCGACACGCTGGTCAGCAAGCCCCCATTGCTGGACATCGCTTATCTAAACCTGGCCCACTTCCAGCGCCAAGCGGACCTCATCCACAGCCTCCACATCGCCTCCCAACCGATGCTCGTCCTTGAGGGCTGGGACGACCAGACCAAGGACATGGCGGTCAGCGTGAACTACGCAATGGCCACCCAACCGGGTAACAAGGTCTACTACGTGGAGCCCGCATCTAGCGCATTCGAGGCCCAATCCAACGAAATCCGCGAACTCCAGCAGCAGATGGCAACGCTGGGCATCAGCACCCTGAGCCAGCAGAAATTCGTCGCGGAA